AGACGTTGCTCATCCGTAGTTGGAAAATCAAATACGAAAGCTATCTTGCAATCACCGTTAGGTTGTTGTGAAGGTACTGTCTGCTTATTCATGTTAGAGTATTCTCTTTACTGTTGGTTGTAGAATATCTTTATTCTGCCCAACCATCTCGTGCTTGATTAAGCCCTTGAAGGTTTTACCAATTGCCATCTCTAGCAATTCACTGTAAGGCAGGTCTTCCACATGACCCATGTCTAACCCATTGGTTAGAAACGACTTCAATCCTGTTGCAGGATTGTTAACTTTCAAGGCATTAGGTGTAGCCCAGAACTCCATACGAGTTGGCTGTGCATCCTTGAGTTTATCCTCAGTTAAATCTGAATCGATAACTCCGATCGCCTTGACGTTTACTTTGATGAGAGGGGTGTTGTTTTGTCCCACCTCATCTGCTCTATAAGAAGTTATAGAGAACTCATAACTACCCTCTGGTAGCACGACAGAATCTGGCGTGTCATTGGGCGTCATGTTTAAAAAGTCAGCAACATTAGACATTATTTATCTCCTTTCGTATTGCTCTCTTTGAGTTTAGACTGTGCGTTCTTTTGAATAGATTCAAATAACTTGTTCAAGTCAAGTTCAATGTTCGGCTCTATTAAAGATGGCGCGGTAACTTTCAGATCCATCTTGTGGTCTGACATTGTACGTAACGTGCGCTCCGTTCCTTTACTAGATGAACGAGTATCTATTCTGCATACACAGTTAAAGTATCTACCAATCTTAGTAGATAACTTCGAACCGACAGATGTTGGATATGCTTTGGACACACCCAAGTCGCCTTCCATATACTGCATGTGCGTAGTCACAACAACATTACATTTCACTTCATCACCTGTGATATATTGTATAATGTTTTGGACATCACGCGCCGCCGCTCCCCACTCGGGTTGGCTAGCTTGCTCTGTTGGTTTTTTGTTATTGAAGACGAGAGCCGCTCTTAACGCAGCTTCGCCCATCAGTGTGAGGGAATCAATCACTAGAACTGTATCGTCTCCCCATTCTTTCACAGGACCTAAGTCCTCATCACCATCTTTCCAGTGTGATAATAACCGTGCCCCTCGTCTGAACGAGTCAGCCTGTCCTAGTGAATCTCTTAACGTAACATATGATACGTTCTTTACTGCCTCGGGTTTTAAAAACTCGGGCAAGATATCAAGTCCGTCATCATAGTCTAGTATACGTAGCTTCTTGCCAGCATTAGCTAAACTCGCCAGAGCTGACGTTTTACCAGAGCCACTATCTCCACAGAGTAATAGCTTGGTAACACTTGTTGATTTATGTTTACTTATGTTTGCCATAAACTGGTCTCCTATAATGTTTTGAATTATATATTATTAAAAAGATTTGTCAAGAAAATTATTTACCGCCCTTGATAACTTCAAGTTCTTGTGGTTTTGTTTCTTCTAAATCTGGGTGATACTCTTGGTGAAAGTCATTACCAAAGAACATTCCCCTTTGTGATTTCGCATGCGCACATGCTTCTCTATATCTGCACCCACCGTAGTTTCCACATGATGTAAAATTCGCGGGGTAGTATTGTGAGTTAGCATATACATCTGATATATCAAGGTGATGCAACGTATCATTGTGCCACTCATCAATCAGTTCTTTCGGTACGTTGTATACTTGTCTTGCGAACCTTGTAAAATTCGCGCCTGTCTGTACAGCGTCAATGATGAAGCCATCAACAGGCAACTTCAATACTTCACGACACGCCCAGATGTATGCGAACACTTGGTTGTTGGGCATATAGCCATTGAAATACCATTCAGACAAAGAAGCCTTGGTTGTTTTTGTATCAACCAGATACAGCCTGTCATCAATAGAAACAATCTTATCTATTCGACCGCTGAACCTGTGCCCCTTGTCACCAATGGGTACTTCAAACCTTTGTTCCAATGCGGGCGACCCGTCTGGCATGGTCGCTAACTTTAGCTTATCATCCCAGAACTCTTCTGCTTTCCACACAACCGCTCGAAGTGCCGCCTCTAATCCTCTTGCATTTTCATCAGCAAGTTTTAAGTCCTCACCGAAGTCACGCAAGACGGAAGCCACTGCACGATTAGTCGATTCACTCTTGGTTAAACCCTCGTGCCTCGCCTTATCTAGTTCTTCTAAACCATGGTGTACTGCGGAACCAAATCCCGTAGCACTGGAGTAGCTTGTAGATTTCCAACCGTCTAATACAGACAGCTTGTAATATCTAGGGCAAGCTAAGAAAGAACTTAGGCTTGAAGTGTCCCATATCTTTTGGATAGGCTGACCGTTGTCATCCCATACAAACTTTCTAATTCTTGGTAGTTCGCTCTCACTCATATTGTCTCCTTAAGTTTCTGATACTAGCATATCCAAAATGTTTTTCTCAAATTTCTTTGGTGCTTTTGTCGTTGCACTTTTCTTTGAGATACGTTTACCGCTTGACTCTGCGTCACGCACATTGATACGTGTTGCTTTTAAATAATCCACGATCTTTTGAATCGCTACCTCATCATTAGATAACTCAACTGAATCTTTCTCTAATAAATCTGTTGGTATTGTAATCTCCTGTGTCTCACTCATGTTGTCTCCTTAATGTTTTGTTGACGGGTCTGTCTTTGTCGAAGCAAATACAGAATCCATTGTGTCTCCTGTTTTATTGTTCCTCTTTTCCATTTCATCTATTAGTGGTCCCGCTGTTGTAAATGTATGTAATACATCTGCGAGCAAACCAAAGCTACCCATTGTCCCATACTTCAATAAAGATAACCTCATCCCTATCTCATACAGGGCTGATATAATAACATCCGTATCATACTCTTTGGATACATTCATCAGCGGGTCTTTCAAACTTTCTACACATGCTTCAAATGAAGCACGATAGTTTTTATCATCTGTCATATTTTTTCTCCAGTGTTTGCGTCAACAATTTCTAGTTCTTTAACATCATCCAAGATGTGCATGATCTCTACTCCATTATCAACTTCATTAATTTTTAGTACGTCATATTTTGTGGGGTCTCCCTCACCAGTTTCTTCTGCCAACTTCTTGTATGCTTTAATGTATTGATAGATACGCATACGAAAAGTAAAAGGCTTATCATTCTTTATGATAAACCTAGGTGATTCATCACGCGTTGGATCTTCAATTGCCTTAACGATTTTTTCTAAAGCGATTGAAATATCTGTCCAACGGTAAAGGTTGCCCGTCTTTGCCTTCTTCATTGTTTAACTCCTGTAAATATTCGTGATCGTTTGGGTCGAACATAGGGTCGTTTTCAAATTCTTCTAAGTCAAACTCATCCTCTAGTTCTAAAGTTTCATCTAATAAATAGTTATCACCTGTGGTGAATTTACGTTTAGCCATGCCTACTCCTATCCTAAAAATGTTAGCACCACGCCCACACCAAGTAAAATAAATACTCCGTATGTCGCTACCCACATCATTGCTCCTGTTATTTTATTACACACATCTTCAAAGTCCATTACTTTCCACTCCATTCTTTTATGTTTTTTGTTGTTGTCACTCTGTAATCAGAGAGAACTTCTTTACCTGTAATTTTCGCGGGTGTTTCTTCTACTAGAAACATTTCTGCCACATGCTCCGTGCCATCTTCTAATTCCACCAGCGTATTTACAAGTGTATATCCTGCATTGAGTTCCATATCACACACGGCTGCGTAGACATTATCATCTTTAATATCATACAGCTCACCTTTGATTCTATATTTACACACCTTGTTATCGTAGTGTCTAAATGTTATTGGATAACTATGCAAGAAATCTTTGATAGTATAATTACTATCTACGGTTATTGCTTCGCCGATTCGTTTTTGTTTTGCCATTAGTCCGTTGAGTCTTTCACCTTTCTTCAAAGTTCCGTAGACAAACACAAGTCTTTTATTTTTAGTTGCCATATATCTCTCCTATTCTTAATACTTCTTGAACTGTATGGCAATACTTTTTAAACAAATCATTTTGAATAAAACAAACTGTCTTTGGATTGCTATCACCATTACCTGTAATGGTTTCAGTCTTTAAATTATTTAATAAAATACATTCAAATATTTTTGCGGGTTTAATCCATAGGTATTGTTTGCCTGTGTATATCACCCAATCATCTGCAGTTGTAGATAACAAGCCCGAAGGTTTACCAAACATTTCTAATTCAATTAATATTCTGCCTGTCCGTAAACTAACTTCATCCATTTTTATTTCTAGCTTTTTAGATAGCTCGGGTATAAAAGCATCATACTCTTTAAACTTTCCATCAATCAAAGTCGCGGCTGGGAAACGAGCTTTCAAGGCATTTACAATACTACCTTCTATTTCTTTTCCTCTTTGTAGGTCTCTTACGAATGCTTCGCTTGTCACGTGGTGTCTCCTTTCTGCTCATATTTTCGCGTAACCAATCCTTGAGTTCAGAACGACAGAGAATTTCTGTCATAAAGTTTGCAAAAGAATTAACTATTGTTTCTTCGTCTTTGTCTTTGAGTTGGTACTGATAATATGCAACGTGCATACACTCATGTAGCACTACGTTCACAGCATCAGCACCCCCTCTCTCGATCATCTCCTTGTCAAGATAAATTTTATACGGTGGTTTCTGTACAAATGTACCCTGTACCTCGCTCACTTCATACATCAATTCGTGGGGGGCACATATGAGTTCCACCAAGAACGGTCCGATTGTCACATGTTTAGGTAGTTTCTTACTCTGCGCCATAGTTTTGTATACCATGTATCGTTCTCTTTGTCAAGTAAATTCTCGAATTTTCTCGAGTTTTTATGGATGTGAAACCACACATACTTCATTCTATTCTTCTTCACCGTGCCCCCTTTGTATTGCATCTTTAACTTGTTGGTCTAGCTTAGATATCCTGTCATATGAATCGACAGAGTCCTTGTGCCATTTGTGTACGATTTGCTCGTTGGTTGAATCATCTATGTAATAAACATAATCATTCAGTTCAATATAACAACAGTCTTTTGTTCTAATATCTATCTTCATCCTTGTCTATCTCCTTCGTCATTGTGTCGGGGTGTGTGGTACAACCAACCCATGTCGCTTATCTCTTGCTTGTTAAATGCTTCGACGAATTGTCGAACACTAAAACATCTGGGGTT